TTTTTTTTTTTCATTTCATCGCGCCCGAGCCAGCCAGGAAAAAATCAATCAAAAAATGTGTTCTATATATGTAAACTATATTGAAATCTGGAAAGGCGCGCTCTGCCTATATTTCATTAAAAAATGAAAAACATATATACGAAACGCAGGCCAAAATAGATGCGAATTACTAAAAAATAGACAAAATCGCCTATGCGAGCCTATAAATGTGAATGCCATATACTGTATATGAAAAAAAATTTTTTTACATCCCAAAAAGTCCTTGACATTCATGGCCTGCCATGTTATCTTTAATTATGAATGAGAACAATTCACCGGGAAAATCAAATAAATAGGCCAGAAAAATGCAGATAAAAAATCTATAAAAATAAAGGATAAAAAATATATAAAAATAAAGGATAAAAAATCTATAAAAATAAAGGATAAAAAACCAAAATGTTTAAAGAAAAAGAAATAGAAACCCGAATTTGCAAATGGTGTCTTGAGTTATTTACTCCCCCTAAACCTTGGAGTAAATTTTGTTGCGATAAATGTCGTAATGCCTGGCACACAAAAGAAAGGCGCATTGCTGTTTTAGCTCTACGAGCGCAGCAAAAACAGCATGGATAAAAAACCAATGAATAACACCAACACACCAGTAAAACCCCCAATTTGCCGTTTCTGTCTTTCAGAAAAAGATTGTTACGGTAATTTAGTCATTGTTTATGATGATGGTACTGCACAACATAAAACTTGTGCCGCTAAATACGCACGGAACCGGCGCAATTTAAAAAAGGTTATTTTTAAGGAAGGTGGGCGCTATGTTGAATTCTTTGGAGATACACGTCCAGCGGGGTTAGTGGATAGAAAGGCCATGAAAGAAAAAGGAAAGTCCTTAAAAGAAATAAGAAAGGAAAGGCGGTTAGTGCAAAAAGGTATTAAAGAAAAAATGGCTTACGCAAGGAAGTGCAAGGAAGAACGACGGTTGGCTAAACAAAAGGAAGAAGACAAGGCAATGGAGGAATTTATTCGGCAGTTTGAAGAGCGCAGAATATCAAGTTTGACTTCTTTAATTAACAACACTCAGGAACGTGAGGAGGGTTAGTTATGAACCAAGAGGCGCACTTAGAAGAAGTGCAAGTGGTTGAAAAGGAAATGGTTGAAAAGGAAGTGCAAAGAAAGGTGGTTGAAATGGAAAAAGAACCAACAAAAACCACCGACGATTGCCCCTCTGGTCTTTACTCGGATTTACCTCAAGATGCACTTATAAAAGTGCGTCAACAGAAACTTCAAGAATACCTCGAAGCAAAACAACGGTTCGATGAAGTTGAAACTGAGGTTAGGGTAAGAGCGTGGCGCCGTTCATTAAGAGAAAAAGGCGACGACTTGCAAGCAAGGATTGAACGTCAACGGCTTGAGGCCGAAGCAATTGGGAGGTTTAGTAAAGACAAGGATGGAGTTGTGAGGGGCGCACCCCGAGATTCAAGTTTTGGCCGAGGCAAAAGGCGCACTCTAAGAGTGCAAAGCAAGCCCCTGGATGAATCAACGATTTCAGCCTTTCTTGCTTCTTTAAACATGGATTAAGTATTAAAAGGAGTAAAAAGAAAAGAAAAGAAAAGAAAAGAAAAGGATTAAAAAGAAAAGAAAATAAAAGAAAAGAAAAGGAGAATAAAATGTTAAGTAATCTACCTCCTGGCGTAACTGATAGTATGATTGAAGCGCAAGTGTCCTCTAAAGAGGAAGAAGCTCGGTTTGATATATTAGTTGAAGAAATAGAAAAACTAATTGATGAGAATTGTGTATATACAGTAATAGAAGCAATAGAGCAAGTATGTTATTTAAAAGCCAATTATCTTAGGGAGTATTGGCCACAGCCAAACGAAAATACTTTAGCAGACATGTGGGACAATACCGGTAAAATATTAAGTAAGTTAACCCTTCAAATTTAAAGTTTAAAAGAAAAGGAGAAAAAAAAATGAACCCCTCAATCTACAAACCTCGCTATGTGGTGTTGAATATCAAAGCCCCGGAGACAGTAACCGAGGCGTTGATAAATGAAGTCAAGGAATTATTAAAAACGAGGACGATGGGCGCACTTTGTAAAGTGCAGATGACGGACACGGAAAAGAAAAGGAACATGAGTAGAAGTTTTAATTGGTCTAAAAAGGAGGGTAGATAGACAACATGGCCTACACTTGCACAAATTACAAAACCAAAAAGGCGTTAAAAGACGCTGTAGCAAGTGGAGAAGTAGTGCAGTGTTACCAACCCGGATTAGGATTAGGTCCTAACCTTTCTAACTTCACCGGCACGGTTTACTTAGAAGGCCCACATTATCCAGAACCCCACAAGTGGTATGCACAAGCGGTGTTGAAAGACGGCGTGGTGGTTAAAGTTAAATGAATAAAACACAAATTGCTCCTCAAGTATTCCCTTCCTTGAAGAGCCGTTGGGTTGCCCGGAGGCTCCGGCCCTTAAATCCAACGTTAAAACACCCCGGGCCTTCTTTTAAAAAGAAAATAAAGGAAAAGGAGAAACAAGCAAATGAAGAACCAATACAAAAACCGATACAAAGACCCACAACAATGGCAAGGTTGGCCTCTTGCACCTCGTCCCTCGGATTGGCTTGACCGGCACACAGGGTTTTTGCTTGGCTGTGCAATTATTGCTGGGTCTGTTTTCTCTTTCGGTTGCGGGGTAGTAGTAGGGTTAATTCAACCACCAATTTATCATTGGATTTTAAAACTCATTGGTGTGGAGTAAACAATGAAACAGAAAATAACAGAAATTGGTGCTATTACTCTCCTACGCCTTTACGCCTCCGAGCTTCAAGAGCTTAAAAGGCGCACCTCCAATCTCCAATTCATTGACGCTTATTGCTCAACCTTCAAATCCTCCCCAGAGGACAAACCACAAAACAAGATAGAGTTCTTAAACAACAATGGGGAACCAGAGAGTTTCTTTACTAAAATGATGCCGCTGGGAAGTAAAGAGTGCGCCTTTCGTCTTGCCCATTCAGTGTTAGACAGGATTTTAATTGACGAGAACAAAGACCAGTGGTTTTCTTTTACTATAAATACACAAGAGAGTTGGGTGATTGTCCAGGCACGGGAAATGATGGTTTTTAGTGGCCCGGGGTTAGTTAGTTAAATTTAAGAGGGAAAAGGAGAATAAAATGGAAATTATCAGTGATGTTTATGGAGACGTAAAAACAGGAGAAAGAACCTCACAATTTAACTCTTGCGGCGACTTTTGTACCATAGTAATACAAGAGGGCCCCAACATAACTGACGGAATTTTCAATAGTCTTAAAATTAGGTTTAACGCAAATCGACCAGATGACCTTTTGTTGTTGCAACAACTGCGTTCTGATATTGAAAGGGCCATAAGGTCTATTATTGACTTTTAATTAAAAAAAAGGAGAAAGCAATAAAATGGCTTTTCTAAATCGCCCGGGTGTGCCCTCTTCGGTTACTCTTCCCACAACTCGCCAACCTGCACAAACCTCCCTTAAGGACTACGCTATGCTTGTCTATGGTGTAGGCCCGGGGATTGGCTGTTCTTCTTTACTTGCCTCTATCCAGCACTACCTTGACAAGCAAGACACTAAAGAGAAAGAGAAGGTTCTTTACATTGACTGCGACCCTTCTCAATCCATGATGGCGCACTCTAATTACCGTGTAAGTCCGAAAAACTGGAAGGAATTTCTTGACTATTGCAAACTCGCAGTTATAAGCCCCAATTTTGCCTACATTTGTATTGACCACTTACACGCTGCTTATGAGTGGTCCTGGGATGTGAGTTGCGATAAATGGGGAGTTACTCACCCTTCCGAGGCTGGCGCACAAGGACGAGGCGACATGGGCAAAACCTGGGGGAATTTCACCAAGGACTACATGACCCCCATCTCACATCTAATGGCCGAATGTCGTCGTGCCGGAAAAGGATTTGTAGCATCTTGCCGTTCAGTTAATTCCCAGGTCAGCTTCAAAGGTACTACCTACAACCTATGGGTCCCATCCTTCATTGGTGGTTCAGCCCGGTCTACTTACGCTCGAATTGTTGACCTTTTCCCTCTTATAGGTTTTATTCACTTGGAGGGAATCACTGCGCCCCCTACTAAAATGACCGATGTTAAGGTGGTGGATTTAAGAGCCGCTGCTGGACCACAGGAATTAAAGGAGGTTCGAGTTTTAAACTTCAACAAAGGTAAACATTGGGAAGCCAAGGATAGGTCGCGTAGGTTTAAAGAACCGATTACATTGCCCGAGGACTATAAGGAAGATTGGGCTTTAATTGAAGACATTTGGGAAAGAGGCATTGATAAATAAATGAACTTCCCTCAACTTAAACAAACCCTCATTGACGAATTGCAAGTCCTTGTAGGCAAGAAGCGCACGGCTCTTGTTTCTAAATCAAAATCAAAAACGAAAAAAGAAGGAGGGTTAAAAAGCCAGAGAAAAAAGAAAAGTAAAGAACTTACTATTGAGGAGGAGGTTCTTATTCTGCAACAACTTGCGGAATTGGATGTTTCTTAATTAACTCAATCAACTAAACCAAACAAACAAACAAACAAACAAACAAACAAACAAACAAAAAAAAAAAACAAAAAAACAAAAAAAAACTAAAAAACAAAAAAAAAAACAAAAAAACAAAAAAAAACTAAAAAAAAAAAAAACTAAAAAAGGAAAAAGGAAAAACCAAATGGCTAAAGCGGCACAGGAAGAAGAAAACTACGGCAACACCATGGAAGGCAACGAGCCTGGCGACGATACCAGTTGGGACAAACCCAGCGAACTGGACGATGTACCCGCCGGAGATTACCTCGTTGAAGTAGCTGAGCGCACCGACCCCACTAAGTGGTGGATGACCTCAGTTGATCCTGATACTCAGCAGGCCAAGTTCAAATCCCTTGGTTTCCAGTTGGAAATCGTAGGCCACCCCGAACAAGAGGGTCGGGTTATCTTCCACAACACGATGTATTGGGCCTCCAAGCAAGCCAAGGAAGCTATCGAGGCCAAGACTGGCCGGCCTTTCTCGCCTCGGGGATTTACTGATTCCTTCCTTGTTGCTCTCGGAGCGGCAAAGATGGAAAAGAAAGGCACAAAACGCTACATTACCATCTTCCCAGAGTTCCTGGACGAACAGACTGGTCAACTGGTCCCTGAGCGGTTTGTCGGGTTGCGGTGCAAGGTCAAGTACGGCCCAGATAAGAGCGGGGAGTTCATGAACGTGTTGAAGGCGTGGGCGGTTAGGGAATAAATTGTAGGGGCTTAATTATGGTGGCACAGAACATTTACAGTGTTGACTTTTAATTAAGCCAACTCGTGCGCCAGGGTGAGAAGTGGCGCACCTTCTTTGTTAAAGAAAAGGAGCCCAACAAAATGCCCCATTCTGAACCCTGCCGTATGTGTGGAAAAATAGAGTGTAGTTGTTTGTATGGAATAAGTGGAGTCAACCCTGTACCAACCCCGCCGATTCGCACCTTTGAAACGGGTGCAACTCGAGACACGGACAAAGACAAACTTGATTATGAAGGCTTCCTCTCACCGCTTGTCCTCCAACGCTTTGCTCAATACATGAGGAAGCATCAAGTCCAAACCGACGGCTGTATAAGAAAAAGCGACAACTGGCAGAAGGGCATACCTAAAGAAGTTTATATGAAAAGTTTGTTGAGGCACATGATGGAACTTTGGTTGTGTCATAGAGGTAATATAACTGATGTTTCCCGGGAAGAATCCTTGTGTGCCATTCTCTTCAACGCCCAGGGTTATCTATTCGAATTTCTCAAAGGCGCACAATCGAAACAGTGTCCCCAATGTGGCGGACCTTCAACAGAAAAAGACATTCTTTACTATGGCTGCTGTGTGAAGTGCGCCTATGAACCTATTGGACCCTCCCCCAAAGAAAAAGAACCTGGCTGGGACCAAGGTTTTTGGCTTTGTGGTAATTGTGGAGTAAAAAATAAGAATTCTTGGAGAGTTTGTTTTAATTGTCAAAAGGAGAAATAAAAATGCCCAACCGCCCGGAACAAGCAGTGCCCCTAATCCTCGACCACTCCATGAGGCAATCGTACCAAAATTGCCACCGCAAATTCCTTGCTCGTTATATTTGCGGCCTTCGACTTTGGTCCCCTATTTCAAAAGCCGGTCTCGACTTCGGAAAGGCTTTTCACCTTTGCACTGAGATGTTTGACCATACTCAAGACTTTCAAAAAGCCTTTGGTTTGTTCGTGGACAATTACGAGTGTGGGCCTTATGAAAAGAAAAGAACTCCTGAGAGGGCGCAGGAGTTACTGGCTCTTTATGCTGAATACACGCAACTCAACGGAATTTACTTTAAACCCCACGAGATCGAAGTGCCTTTCATGGTTCCTTTAACAAGTAAGGTAGTACACGCTGGACGAATTGACCGTGTGCGCTCCGACGAGAACGGCGTAATCCCCTGGGAGTTCAAAACAACCCTGCGTCTTTATGAAAAAGGCACACCTGATAAATACCTCCGCTCTTGGGAAGCACACAATCAAACCATTGGCTATGCCGCTCCTTGGAGTGCGCCGAGTGTTCGCTTGTTAGCCTTCGGCGTGGAAAAAACACCTAAGACCACCTATCCCACCACCGGCGACGGTATGGAAGTTAAAAACATTGAGATTCAATCTTGGGAATTGAAAGATTGGCACACTTCTACTTTGTCGATTGCAATGGAAATCCGCCAGAAGTTAAAGAGTTGGGGGCGCTTGTCTCCTTCTCTTTCCAATCCCGAGGAAACTTTAAAGCAAGTTCTGGAAGAGCGCCTTCACTTGCAATGGGAAAGAAACACGGGGAATTGTTTTAGTTGGAACTCTGCCTGTCCTTACCTTGACCTTTGCACGAGGGATTGGCCTCGGGGTTTAGTAGAGCAGGATTATTACGTGGACTCGTGGAAGCCTTACCAAGGATTCATTGAAGGAAAGAATGAAGAAGGAGAAGGAGAAGAACAAAGTGCCTAAATTCGAATTCAAGTTAATCAACCACCACAACATCCTAATCCCACCGGAGCGAACCCGCAAGGACTTTGGCGATATTGAAGGCTTTGCTCGCTCGATCCTCGCAGCAGGGGGGTTAAAGCAAAATGTCGTAGTGGAACCAAGTCGCTCAAGCACTCCAGAGAAATTTGACCTCGTCGCTGGTGAGCGTCGCTACCGAGCCCTTCGAGAAATTCTTTGTGCTAATCCTCTTGTGTGGGTAGGAGACAACAAACCAACCCCCAAACTCCTTGCCGAGTGGTCTCAAATCCCTTGTAAAATCGAGTATAACCTCACCGAAACTGAACGCAAACTCTATGAACTTGTGGAAAACGTTGACCGTAAAGACTTTGTTTGGCAAGAGCGTTGTTTATTATTCAATGAGATACATGAACTTTGCATTCAGCAACATGGCAAAGGCACTGTAGGTCGAGGTAAAACTGGCTGGTCTCTTCAAGACACTGCCAACCTTGTAGGTAAGTCCAAGGCCACCCTTGGAGAAGAAATACAAATGGCTCGGCAACTCAAGGGCGATCCTCTCCTCGGGGATATCAAGCGCCGTTCATCGGCTAAGATAAAAATGAAGCGTCAGGCTTATGAACAAGTGGCAGACTTTCTTGAAATAGGTAAGCAAGACGCTCCTAAAGACATGCACCTTTTTTGTGGGAAGTCAGAAGAGCTACTACTCAATGAAAAAGAGTTCCCCTTCGAATCCTTCGACCTTATTATAACAGATCCACCTTGGGATATTGGTTTAATAGACCGTCTGTCTCATGACCGAGCCCAGATATATAATCAAGGCAGGGGTCAAGACACAGAGGAGGGATCAGTAGACGGTATTGATCCAATGACTTTACTATCTATTCTACAACGCTCCTTCCTTTGCCTACGTCCTAACCGGGGTATTTATATGTTTTACTCTTCCTTCCCGGACAAAATACAGGAGGGGTTTGAATTACTCAAACTGGCCGGGTTTTTAATTGAGGAAATTCCTTTAATTTGGTACAAGAAGAACATCTTATCCACTTCAAACATAACTCGTCACTCTCTTTCCTATGAGTCAATTCTCTACGGCTGGAAGGGGGATAGGCCCCTGCTACACGAATCGGCGAGAAACGTCTATGAATTCCAGGTGCCTTTCACTGGCCGGTTTCATTCTACACAAAAACCCGAGGGTTTGATCGAGCAGTTGTTGTTAACCTCAACTAAGGAAGGCGAAAGTGTGCTTGACCCATTTGCCGGGTCTTACTCGACGGCTCGTGCGTGTCAACAATTAAAGAGGAAGTGTTGGGCAATTGATAGTAATGAGAGTTTTTACAAAATGGCTAAACTTCAATTTGAGGGGATTAAAATCTAATGTCTTTTAATTCAAGGGGAAAGCTACTAACCAAAGTCGAGGCTCAGGTTGACTTTCAAGTTATTTGTGCTAAATGCCACCAACCTGTAATAATTACTTCCATACTGCACTTTGCAGATTGTCCACAAGTGAGTGTAATACCTTGTCGTTGTTATTCTTTAATAAAAGAACATGAAACCGTGAACGGAGCATTTGGGGGGGATGAATGACTGACACTCCGCCAACCTGCCCACACTTCACCCCCAAGAACTTCTTGCCCCATCACTCCACTCTCTCCCACAAGTGGTGTGACCACTGGCGCACTGAATCCAGAGGTGACGTGGCTGAACTTGGTGTGTTGACTTGTATGGAACCAGCATGTATGTTCCCGGAAGTAGAATGGTTTTATAAACACATGGGAATTTGTCCAACTAAAGGGAAAAGAAATTAATTTGAAGTTTAAAACACACACTAACAATTTAATTTAACCACTAAATAGGCCAGCAAATGGACAATTCTTTACTCAATACTTTTGATGGCATCCTCCTCCGAACCGTCCGAGCCAGCGGCCCTCTTCATGCTGACATTCTCCTAATAGCCGAGGCCCCAGGTGCAACTGAGGAATTTGGCATACCACCCAACGTCTCACCACAACCTCTAATCGGCAAATCTGGTTTATTTATGCAGCAAATGTGCGCCCAAGCAGGTCTTACTTGGTCTTTAATTCGCAAGGACAACGTAGTCCAACGACGGCCCTTTCCAGATAGCAATGAATTTAAACTTGCCTTCTACACGAAACAAAATCCTCTTAGTAAAGCAAAGAATTCTAAATTAATCCCCACTGATGAACTCCTTGCTTGGAGAGAAGACCTTCATCATCGTGTTCTTAAAACCAAGCCCAAGATCATCATTGCCGCCGGCGGGGAAGCTTTACAAGCTCTGACTCTCTGGTCCTCTGATACCCAATGGCGGGGTTCTGTTATTGAATACCAGTCCCCCTTAAATGCGGACTTTCACTGTTATCTTATTCCCATTGTCCATCCTTCCTTTGCACAGAAATGCTACCACAATACCTCATCCAAAGTAAAAGAGGTGCGCCAACCTTGGTTCAACATCACTGTGATCGACTTAAAGAAAGCCCGGCACATTCTACAACAAGGTTGGAATCCTCGCCCACGCACTGAGCACATCTTTCCTACCTTCCAAGAAACAATGACTTACTTAGAAGAACTTAAACAACTGCCCCCCGGGACACTCATAACCCTGGACATTGAAACTCAAGGTAAATTCACTTCAAGTGGGGAGGAAAACAATGACACTCGAATTGGTTGCCTTGGTCTTACTCATAATAGTTCTTCTGCCTTTTGTATTCCTTTTATTAGGGATTCTTGGTCTTCCGCTTATTTCTCTATGGACGAAGAGACTCAAGTTTTACAAGCTATTCAACTTGCTTTAAAAGGCAAACATTTAGTGGGACAGTTCATTGGTTTTGACGTAGCCTGGCTTGACCGAGAATTTCCTGAACACCTTAACCTTTTTGATGATGTGTATATAGACACTGCCGTCTTGCACTCACTTCTCTTTCCTGAACTTCATCACACCCTTGCCTTCCTTGTTTCAACCCTCACTGATTTACCTTACTATAAATACCTTGGCCGACAAGATGAGAAAGTACGTTCCTTTGAAGAATGGTTTTCGTACAACTGCCAGGACGTCTATTCAACCCATGAGATTGCAGAGTTGTTAATCAAAGAGGCAAAGCGCACCGGCATGTGGGATTACTATATAAACAAAACCCTGCCAATTCTTAAATGGACTTTCTACCAACACAAACGTGGCTTGTGGGTGGACGAGGAGGCTAAGGAATGTTTACTTGAAGTCTTTATGAACGAGACTTTATTACCCATGCAACAAGCCTTAGATGGCGCACTTGAGGAAGTGGGATATGGTGCAATTAATCCAAGAAGTTGGCAGCAAGTTTTAGCCTTGCTTAAAGATATGGGTTTTACAGTAGAGAGCACAGACAAAGAAGCTCTTAAAGAATTAATAAACTTAACCGGTTCTAAGACCGTAGAAACCCTCTTAGAGTTGAAGCAAGGCTACCATGCCGCCAGCCGATTAGCAAAACCCGTCCATAAAGACGGACAATATCGCACCGCTCTTTCAATGCACGTTACTGAGACAGGCAGATTGGCTTCTCGTTCATCGCACTTTGGTGGAGGAGATAACCTGCAAAATGTTAATAAAAACCTTCGCCCTATCTTCCGTGCTCGCCCGGGCTACATGTTGATAGAAGCCGACCTCAGTGCAGCAGAGGCACGGATGGTTGCTTGGTATGCTGGCGACCCGGGATTGAAAGAGGCCTTTATTAAAGGTTTAGATGTGCATACCCATCGTTCAGCTATGATTCACGAAGTTAATTATGAGGATTTACTTATCCGAGTCCAGAATGAAGAACCAGAAGCAAAGCGAATGAGGCAATGTGGAAAAGTATGTGTCCATGCTGTTGGATATGACATTGGCGTGAGAACCCTTCGTAAGACCTTAATAATCCACGGCGTTCAAATGCGAGAGTTGGAAGTTAAACACCTACGTCGACGCATCCATGCACGCTTTCCAGGTATACTTTACTACCAGCAGGGTGTTCAACAAAAGTTAAACAAGACAAGAACACTTACAACAGCCCGGGGTCGACGTCGTTACTTCTTCTCGAAACTCGACCCTAATACTTACAAGAGAGGGTATGCTTATTTGCCCCAAGCCACTGTGGGTGAGGTTGTAAACGACGGCATTGTTTCTTTATTGAAAAATGAAGAGTTCATTTACTTTAAAGCCGCCATTCTACTACAAGTGCATGACTCTTTGCTAATTGAAGTCCCAGAGGAGTTTGCTATTCCTTGTTTGCATCTTGTCAAAGACGCACTGGAAACACCTACTTTAATAACCCCCTTCCATGGACTTGCTGATGTTTTAACTGTGCCAGTAGATTTAAAGTTAGGTACTAATTGGGGGGCTTTGGAGAAAATTACATTATAAAAGAGGAGAATCAAAACAAAATGGAAAAACAATCATCACTACGTCAAAGAGCTTTTTACCGACCAGATGAAGTTGCACAAATTTTACATTTATTCCGGGGCACAATCTATCGTATGATTCGTGATGGTCGGCTTTCCGGTAGTAAGTTTGGTAAGGGCCCTTGGAGAGTATCCTACCAAGCACTCACTACTTTATTAAAATTAAAGGAGGGCAAGATGACTACAATAAAAGATAAACTAATATGCCCCAAGGAAGCGGCTGATCGCCTTACTGTTTCTAAATCAACTATCTACCGTTGGTTTTGGGAGGGCAAACTCAAGGGCATTCATATTGCTGGTAGGACAGTGCGTATTTTGGAGAGTGCCATAATAACTATAGAAAGAGAAGGGGAAGGGGAAGAAGAACATGATTATGAGTCAAGAGAAAAAAGATTTACCAACAAGACCCCAGCGAGTTAAAGGAGAAACCCTCCTTATAAAAACGGGCTGTGGCAATGCCTATATTACAGTCTCCACTGATCCAGCCTACCCTGCTGAGGTCTTTGGTATTTTGGGCAAGGGTGGTGGGTGTGCCGCTGCTCAACTAACAAGTTTAACCCGCCTTATTACCAAGGCCCGGCTTTATGGTATGCCCACTTCTGAGGTTGTCCGCCAGCTCAAAGGTATACAATGCCCTAACTCTTCACCCTATCTACCATCCTGTCCCGAAGCCATTGCCCGGGCTCTTGAGGAGCTTGCCATAAATGACCCTATCCACCACCAAGAAGAAGAAAGACCCAGAGGAAATACCCAAACCTCAGAAGGAATTAGAGAGGGCGAGGAGTCAGGAGGATGAGGTACAAACAACAGAACAAAGTAATCAAAAAACAAAAGAGCGTACCCTCGACAACTGGCTTTCGTCCTACCTGCACTTTACCCGCCACGAGGAAAGTCCGGAAATGTTCCACCTTTGGACAGGTCTTGGTGTCCTGGCGACAGTTATTAACCGCAATGTCTGGATGCCTCGTAAGTATAAGAGATGCTATCCAAATTTATATATCCTTTTTACGGGACCATCAAGTATTGGTAAGTCATCCGCCGCAGAAATAGGAGTTGGTCTTTTAAGGGAAGTAAAGAAGTGTCCGCCCATCTTTACTGGGTCTATAACAACGCCAGCACTTTTAAAAAAGATGAGTGAGAATATGGTAGAAGAAAGACGAGGTGATATCCTTGTCCGAAAAACACCAATTCTAATATACGCATCAGAACTTGCTAATCTTCTTACGCCTCGAACAGGAGTACGAGAATTAGCAATGTTAATAACAGAACTGTTTACTAAGGAGGGCAATCATGAAGATACAACGATGAGTCGGGATATTATTAGTGTTGTTAATCCAAATGTTACCGCTATACTGTGCTGTTTTTCTGGATGGTTAGCAGAAGAATTACCATCTATATCTTTAAGAAGCGGATTTTTGGGTAGACAATGTGTTGTTCTTGAAACGGTGAAAAGACATCACGATCCGGAAATGGTTGAACTATCAAGTGACGATTCGAAGTTGCGTAAGGATTTAATAAATGATCTTGAACTTATAGCAGACGCATATGGGGAGATGCGTTTTTCGCAGGAAGGCTGGGAATTTTGGAAGCCTTGGTATAATGAACGACCCCTCGATTTATCCAATGAAGATTGTGAAGTGGAAGGTTTTCATGGAAGGATGCCGCAGTTTATTCTACGAGTAGCAATGTTGTTATCACTCAGTAACAAGCACGGCAACATGATAGTAACCAAGGGAGACTTAAAAGCGGCAATGGCTTTAATAGATAACTGTGAGTTGGCCACTAAGAAATTAGGTGCGCCTGACAAGGCTCATAGTCAAGGCGAAGTTGTGCTAAGGAAGATTGCCAACTATCAACAGAAGAACAACAACGCTCCTATGCCTTTGTTTAAGTTAATGCAGAAGGTCAGTAGGGAAATGAACAAAGAGGTGCTTATGAAAGTAATGGATCAGTTAATAACAGCTGGATTCATAGGGTGGAATGGCGCGAGTAAAACGGTGAGGTTGATGGAAGTTAAGAAAGAAAAAGAAAAGGAAAAGAAGGAAGAAAAGGAGGAAGGAAAATGAATGACATTGAAAAAAAGCAAAGTTAATTGTTAATGCTCTTCAAGATGAAAAGTTAGGCTCTAACATGGAGGAGTATTGTATACCTGATCCCGTAAAGGAGGTAAAAACAATGTTACAAGACGGAGAAGTCGTTTATATCCCTGCAAAAATTCAAATTTATCAACAAGATGCAGAATTAGACATACTAACTGAGGATATAGGTAGTGCTTTACGATTAACATTACGATTACCTAAGACTGCTCGGGAACTATTTGTTGACTTTATGAGTGAAGATTCCGAAGGAATTCTAATCAACTTTGAGATGGTCCTGAATAAAGAGACTAACAAAGAGTTAATTGCTTCTCTTCAAGGTATTCAACGTAGTGCGATACGTGGCGAGGCTATGATTGTCCTTGAAGAAATAGGGTTAGTAGCGGGAGTAGATTTTTTAGGCAGTTCAAAGAGCCTATATAAATAAGTGAATGGAAGAGTTCAGACTTGCTACTTACTTTTAAGGACTTGCTACTTACTTCCAAGGATTAGTTGACTGTCCCGGCGCACCGTGCTCCTTTTGAATCCCCAAGATAGCCATACCTGTATTGTCATACTTCTGTTTGTTAAAATCATTGGGCGCAAACAAGGGCTTGGCATTTTTCCATAAAGCCCAATCTCTTGACCAGTGATTCAACGTACCATGTATAACTCCAACATCTTTCATACTCGAAGCCCATTGAATCGCCGAGGGCATATTTAAAGAAGGATCAATCTTTGGCCCACCTTGCCAAATCTCTTTTAACTCCCTTAAATAAGGCACGTGCAAAAACTGAGGAAGCAGCGTATGCCCTGTTGCTCTCGCCCCCGCTTCTGCCAATCCATACATAGTAGCCATTCTAACTGCTACGGTAAACCAATTCTCCCCTAATTCAGTTTGGTGCCTACTTGCACCCTTTAAAACATTAAGTAAATCCTTCCCCATTTCTGCTGCTGTTTGAGCAAAACCAGTAGTGATTTTTAAAGGAGTAAAGGTAAATAAAGAGGCCACACGTCCTACACCAGTCCGCATCCAGTGGGGAGTATCAATATCCGACCTATAATTGCACCGATTGATTGTATCCCACATACCTTGACGCCATAATTGAAAGTCGAAGTTTTCTCCACGAGCGGCTTTTAACGCAGACCCTACAATAGACAAACCATTTTCAAAATACTCCATTGTGGCTATGCCGGAGGTTCCCCACTGGCGCATCTTGTTATAAAAACCAAATAGCTTTTCTGACGAGGGATTATTAAACGTAGGTGCTACGTCCTCAAAGGCTATTTGGCTTAGGGCCTTAAATTGTGCAAAACTATCTATAAGTCTTTTAGTAATAGGATCATTGCCTGTGTATGCTTTAAATAATGGCCCAAGGGATTCAAGTGTATCTGCAAAACCCACATGAGCTATTGTTTGTGGAATTTTAAAAGCATGCTTTACAATAGTACCAAGGTTGTAAGCAATTAGTCTAAGCGACTCGCCTTGCCTATAAATTTCTGCGGCCTTGGCCATAATACTCTGAGAACTTTGACCCTGCCAGTCGTTGTAAAGTGTTGTAGCATAGTCTCTAATATGATTAGGAGAAGCATTTAAAGTATCTGCCCAACGGTTTTCCCATTGTCTCCAACCTACTCTTTTTGCCACGATGAGAATATAATTCTGCCCCGTGTCTTGTAAGTCAGGAAACCAATCAACAGACCCATCCATCCTGGCTTGGAATTCTTTTTCTCCAATAGTCTTAGACGAGAAATCGTTGAGTGTTCCACGTGCTCCTGTGTACTGACCATCATGGTCATATAAACGTCGGGCATAAGGACCGCTTAATGTCTTAAGATCCACGTCATCAGCTGCGCCCTTCCACAACTCATAGAATTCCTGCATCCTATCAGCGACAACTTGCTCATGGTCTGTTAATTTAATTCCTAAACTCTCCCCCTCTCCACCAAGGGTTAAGTGAATACGAAGTCCAGAGTTATTAGGGTCTGCCGCCAATTCTTTTAAGAGCGCCAACCGCTGTGCATAAGTATCCTTCGCTGCCACAAGAAAAGCCTCATTTGCTTGATTTCTTGCTTGATTCCATGCAGCAAATTCCTCAGGGGTTTGAGCTGTCTTTGCCATTTCAACAGCACGATTAAAGTTAAATCTTTGTTCGACTGTGTCTGCTAAAAACTGTCTGTGGATCGGCGTAAGTCTTTCAGTCAGTACGTCTCTATTACTTGAAATACCTTGAGTTAGCTCGTTAAACCACTTTCCATAAACCGCTGCTCGGTCCTTTATCCACATTGTTACTGACTGTGCATCTACTACAAAATTATCTGCGCCAAAGTAATGCCGTGCATAGTCGGCGGCACTTTTAGCCCGGAGTAAGTATTGACCAAAGACATTGTAATCGGGAGAAGGCGGTAAAGGCACAGTTGTACTTAGGTTGGGGGAGCCGATAGGAACTACAGGTTCGTTGGCCCGTCCTGCGCCTTTAGACAAATTATTAACAATGTCAGCAAAGGGATGATTGTCAATTCCGGCTACAACTTGCAACGTAGGATCAACCTCTGGCGACGTGATAATTGGTGAAGTTTCAGTTAATTTATAAGCAGGCCCACTCGTACTAATAGCCCCTTTGCCTTCTTGAACCACAACCATTGTGGGCTGCCCACTCTCAATGTCCTGTGCTGTGAAAGTAGAAACCCTGCCACCTTTAAATGAAACTGAAGGATCAGCAGCCTCTTCATAAGAGGATAGTCGAGACGCCTTCCCTAACCGTAGTACAGCCTCTGGTGAGTCGGCGGTAGTACGGGCAATTACTTTTCCTTCTGAATTAAGATAATCAACATGCGACCCAAATTCATCGGTTGAAAGTGTAATACCTTGAGCAACTTTACCATCTTTCGTTAAATACTTTTCAGTATAAAGTCCTGTATCTACGTCCAATACACGAGCTTTATACCCGGTCTCTATTACATTTTCACCAGTACCAAAAGTTATTGGGCGTATGGAACCTACATCCGTATCCTTAGGAAAGTTAGGTCTTATAGGCATCCGCAATTCTCCACTACCTAAAGCTGCCTGTAATAATTCATTAGATGGCGGATATCTATCAGGCACACCTAAAGCTTCCAATATAGTACGGTTTTCTATAGGAGTTGCAACTAACTTAGAAGGAAAGGCAGGCTCTCCCTCAACCACTGCCGTAGAGAGCAAAGGAGGAAATCCCTCTTGCGGCATAGAGGCCGCCCGGAGAACCTCATTAGTTTCAGGAGTGCCTGCCTTTGCTGCATTTGTTTCTACTGCATTCGTCGCATCACCTACCACACCACTCAATTCCTCGGGAATAACTTTTCCAAATAGTCGTTTAACAACTGGTGTACCTACATCAATCGCCTTCCCTATTAAGGCGCCAACACCTTGCCCAGCGACTTCATAAATCGCCCCTACTCCTACATCTTTTGCTGAGTCAATTAAACTCTCACCAACCGAGGGAGGAATAACCGCCGGTGCGCCTAAGAGATTTTCTATATATTCCCCAACTTTTTTCCCCGCCGCATATCCTAATCCAGCACCGGCTACAGCTCCGGGAATACTGGTTGTACCAGCGGTTAATAAACCGGATCCAGCGCCAACTGCACCACCAAGACCCAGTCCTGCCATTTCTGTTATAGGGGTTATGTAAGGACGCACTGTTGCAATCAAACCCACATCAGGATTAGTCCCTTTGACATCGGGTATAGGTGTAGTCTTATCCCACCCGGGTAATTCTAAATCCTGAGTCTCATGCCACTGTGGTAAAGGCGCACTTTCATTAACATCTGCCATTTATTGAACCACTCTTAAAGGTTGTTTAGTTATAGCATCATATTCAATCCTACGCCCATCGGGGGCTACTCGAATAACAGTAGGCCGAGGTTGGACTGGTTGAACAGAAGAAGAAGAGGGGGGACCTCCCACAGAGGGTCCGGGGGCTGGGAGTGAGGGTTGAGCCCCGACCATGCTTGAAAATCCCCCCGTGTTTGATGGCGTTGGCGTTGGAGTGGGTATTAGTTGAGTTGCTGCCGGGGTTGGTGAAGTAGGAACTAATTCCTTGGGCACCCCTTTATTCATTGAAGCCCCACCCGAGCCTGTGGTTGGTGGGGCTATGGCTGCTCTCCACTGTTGTCCTAAAGTGTTAAACTTTTGTTCTCTCTGTTGATACTCCTTCATTGCTTCCGGACGAATACTGGAAAAATAAGGAGGGGATTCATAGGCTGCATATGGTTTAATCGGAGTGACAGGAACCCCCTTCGGTAAACCCCCAGCGGCGATAACCTGCGGAATAAGATCTTCCACAGATTGAGGATTATTTACTATTGCTTGCCCCGGATCAAATGCCGTATTGAGTCCTTGTTTATTTGGCTCTATATTAAGTGCGCCTTTTATCCGAGAATTGAGATTTCCTTGTGCAGTGGCTATCCGTTGTCTATCTTCCGCAGCTTTCTCCAATTCCTGACGATGAATGTCAAGATTATTAGCTGCGATTATACGACGGTTTTCTGCATCTATTTGTGCCTTAGCAATGCGTTCATTAGAGGTGATTGTTCTTTCCAGGTTAGTCGCATCTCTATTAGCCCATAGCCGTTCTTTTACCGCATCAGACGCCGCCTGCTTATCTGCTTGAATCAACGCTCCAAAAGCCTGAGCCGGTAAATCCCTTTCCGGATAGTTAGTCCCAGCAGTTTTATTATAAGCCGCCACTGTTTCTTTAGGCACAAGATGAACAAGTTGCTGTGTGTCATTGTTGGCTTTGTGAATAGCAGCGTTGGCCTCGTTAGTCGCCGCATTACGTCGATCTGCTGCTTCTTCATTGATCCTCGCCCTCGCCAACAGAGCATCAATTTCCATTTGCTTGTTGGCGGTGTCTGTACGCAGTGCATCCTGTCTATATTGACTTTGCACAAAATTATTGATAGCAGATTGATACGCATCAGACTCTCGGGGTACGCCTCTAAAGTCAAATAAATCAGCCATTGGTTTCTCCTCTTTCTTTTACCCTTATACCGTCATACAGCCTACATATAAGCCGTCTCAGTACCCCACCTCTTTCCGGTTGTTTGAACATTCTTACCAGTAGCCGGAGCAATAGCCCCAGCACTCACGCCCAACGCTGTCTGCAATTGACTAAGCAAATCCCTTTGCCCGGCTTGTTCAAGTTGAATCCCCTGAGCACCAGCTTGCAAGCCCTGCTGAGTCATCATCCGACCCCAATCCTGAGTGCCCAACGATTCTTCTCTGGAAGTTTGTCCTCTTCCTGGTCTACTTAAAATCCCTCGAGCCTGTAGTCCAGGCAAAACTTGCTTGTTATAAACATCTGAGCCCATAGATTCTATGTAAGCCTTCATCTTGTCCGAGTAGGCCCCACCCGCCTCAGGACTTCCACCCCTCGTTACTTTCATTTGCCCGGTGGCTGGGTCATAGGACATGCCGTAACCCATTATACCTTCAACATTTGTTTTAGGTAGCGCACCAAGAATTTGACTATACACTCCCAAATCAAAAGTGGGAATTATATTTTGTGTTCCTTGCTCGTATCCTTCTTGTGTAATCGTACTGGGTTTGGCTCTCGCCGCATCTTGTATTCCAAACAAACTGGCATAATCACCAAGGAAGCCCATTTATTTATCTCCTCTTTCTTTTCTTCTTTCTTTCTACTTTACGTTACCTTCCCCACCAAAGACCAGTAACTCTTTAGGGATTGTTTGTGGTTCAAGTCCACCCAAGATAGCGTTCAAGGGTTGATTGCCAACCCAATTAACTCCACCAGCCAAATAATCATTGACAGATTTCATAAAGTCGTTATTGTCAAACTGCCCTTTAATTAAAGCATGACTTTCACTAAGAAGTTCAACAGGGTCATAAGCCATGATCCGTCTCCGGTTTGTAAGAAATAATTTTGTGCCAATTTAAGAACAGAGATAATAGCATAGGCGTCAACCAAATTACAGTTGTAAATAGTAATCGGGAAGGTGTTTAAAGAATCATCACTCTCATAGTAAAGGTAAGGAATCAAATCAAGAGTCAAGGAGGCGGGTTTAGTCGCACTCTTGCTACTTAAAAAGCGGCTCACCTGCGCCTGCCAAAAGGCGATATTATCTGCCGACACCGATAAGTGATTTGCAATAGGGGCATAGTTTCTTTCATATATAGCCAAGCCAAAACCGGCCATTGCCTCTCCGAAGGTTTGGGAGAAAGCAAACTTAGCAATAGAAGGTATCTCTGGTCCCACAGGAGGAGCAGCACCAAAGAGGAAAGAGCCAAATGTACCAGAGCCAAAGAGGGGCATTTGTTTTTATTTTAACCTTAATACTTAATACTTAATACTTAATAATATAATTAACTACTTGATAAGGGTCGAGTCCGCTGCTTTCAGTTGTATTATATTCACCGCCAGTTTCAGTGCATCCTGGCGACCCCGAATAGGTGTCCCCTCCTACAGCACTTCCTATAACTGTAATAGCATGACTATGCAGACCACCAGTATGGTGATGACTAAGTGCGCCGCCTACAGCACCCAATGTTGATCTTTCCCCACTTGCTGCTTTTCCTACTGGCACTCTATTTCGTAAATCAGGCACATTAAAGGTAGTAGAGCCATTCCCCACACCATAAGTTGTGCCTATGACTTCAAACAATATAGCGTAGGTAGTCCTACTCACTGCTGAGCCATCGCACAGTAAGAAACCAGTAGGAGGAGTAGTAGCACCAAAGGGCAGAATAATCCCTGTCAAGGAACTCAGTAAATGATTGACCTTATATTCTAAAGAATTAGGGTCAGTTGAATTATTAACCCCAACCTTGGTTTCGAGTTGATTAATTAGAGCCGCCGCCACTGTAGTAACTCCATCCACAGCATTAGTAAAAGCATTTGGAAAGGCCATTTTGTTACCCTCGACTTAAGTAGAGTTGTGTAGTAGGGTCTGTTAAGTTTACTCGCAAGTCATCCATTAATCGAGTAATCCACATTGCAGCCGTTGCTGAGCCTGAATACCAATAATAGTAAATCAATCCCTGTAAGATTAACCCATGATACTCAGGGTTGACTTCCGTCCCATATGAATAACCATATTGATTAAAATACTGCGGGGGCTGGTATAATCCGCCACCCAAGTCTTTTATATTTGCATCCAGCCAAGTTACAAAGTTGTCAAGATAAGAATCCACAGACACATCACTTGAAATCCACCTATATTTAGCTGTGTTTAAAAAGGCCAAATACTGACCGATCCCTGTTGAAGCGGCTGGTATTAAGGCCATTTGGTTTGGGTCACCTTGGAAGGCAACCCACATCATTCTTATTTGATCCGCAGGAATGACCTTCGCCTCGATACCAAATATATCTATAGTAACTTCGGCGGACCTGCCTACATTTAAATCCGTTGTATTATTAATGTTCCCGACAATATCTCCTGTGCTTAACACACCAGCATTGTCTAAATACCCCAAACATTGTCCGGCAGTAATTGTCCACACAACTAAATGCCAAGCTCCATCCAGCACATGGTCTATTTCCAGATTGACTGTACCGAGAGAACTAATAGTTGTTAAAATTAATTTCGTTTCACCAATCAAGCCGGTGGTTATCTTCCAACCATACCCACTCCCTGCATACTTCTGCGCCACTATGAGGTTATTACCGGCCGGGGTTCCACCTTTGATTAACAACATAATAGAGAAGTTTTGCCCAAGGACTAAACTACTTGCGCCAGTTGCCCACCTTGCCGATGTAAAAGCAATAGCGGTGTTTATGTTAGAGGGAAAACTCAGTCCAGTTGTGTATCCTTGACTATCCGAACTCCAAGCTAAATCCTGACCTTCCAAAGAGGCATCATTTAAATTCCCGTTAAAATGGTAGAGAGCCAACTCAGCATTGGGCCACTTTCTATACCAATCAAAAGTATTAAAGCCTCGAAATAAACCTAAGGCTTCTGTAGCCACACAAGAATTGGCGGGCACGATTGGACCATCTATATTATACCTTGCTTTATAAGCAGCCGCACCTTGAATAATTAAATTACGCCGACTTGCTAAACTCTTATTCATCTTCTCTAAGGTTGGGTCATTTAATTCCTGAGCAATCCAAGCAGCGAGTAAAGGTGCATAACAAGCTAACACGCCGCCACTAAATAAACCCTCTGACTGCCCTGGTAGATAGGCTATTAAACTTGGCCAGGTGTAAGGGAACGCATTAGAGGTCTTAAGCGCAATAGCCAGTTTGGTAATTTCCATACTTACCTGTCCCAAAGCGCCTGAATCCACAGTGGATGTGGGCGCTGACAGAACTTGAACATAAGTCCCTTGATGAGCAATAGGTTTGAGTGTTTCCCCCCGACCTATTGTTCCCCATCCAGGTGTGTAATAAGTATAAGTAACAATCGTGTCATATAAGTAATAGGTTTTGTACCCAGCATTGTCTTGAACACTCCAAACCAAAGAATCAATGTTTTCAAAGAGGTCTGAGTATCTTAGCTTATAGGGTAGCCGGACCGCATCACAAAAACAAAAGTCCGCCAACTGTAAACCAGTGCAAGGTGTAGATCGCACTGTAATAGAAGTTATGTTCCCAGAAGGTGCGTTAGGCGTAAACTCTCCCCAAAGTATCGACTGCCTAATCCATTTATTATTTGGCACACCTGTGAAACTGAAGGTCTTCGTACCCCCACCTGTTGAGACCACTGTTACAAGAATTGTAGGCGCACTTGGTCCAGAGGCACATTTATAAAGAAAGCAAAGTCCCTGTGCTGTTGTAACAGGATAACTAACCGCCGAAGTATCTATCAAGGCTTGAATCCAGGAAGCCACTTGCGTTGTGTCTTGTAACTCTATAAAACTGTGCAGCAAATCACCTTCTGGACTAAAGAAGGCACTGTCTAACACCTCCCTTACGATGGGGGCCTTACTTCCACTGGCTGAATAGTAAGAAAGTGTGACAAAGTTAACAACTCGTATTCCATCCCAAAAGAGTGTTGAAAGGCGATAAAATTGTGTAAGGTGAATTCCTAAAGTTAATTTATTTGAACTAATATCAGGAAAGCCAGCAAAATAAACATTACCGTTTTCTGCTACTAAAGAACACAAAATCGCTTGACCCGATTGATTACCCTGGTACTCAAAAGAAATAGCATCTATCTGCTGAGTTACTAAGGTAGGCCAATTTAATTTAATACCTACATAGGCCCCATAGTTTGTAGTCACTATATTGATGGAAATACTGAGACCGTAGTTAAGAGTATCAGTCAAAGATTGAAATTGTGTAGTCATAGCAACATTGTCAGCAATAGGAAGTTGCGCCATCGCATTTGGGTTAGCCACCACCGCCGCAGGGACGGTAGCCAGTCCTGCTTGAAAACTGGTTAACAATAAGACATTTGCTGCTGTAGGGGAAGAACCAATAGGCCCAAGCAACCCAGAAATAGTGGTAGAGAAGGAAACTAAAGGGCCATAGTTTAAAACATTAGCAGCCATTGTATTTAACAACAATTTCCAAAGAAATTTAATAGCTGCATTGGCAGCAGCGGCGTTTAAGGGGAAAAGTTTTTTATTCTCCCATTGATTGCAAAGAGTAAAATCCGGTAAACCCTTAAATGACATAGAGGGCACTAAGGAGTTTGCATCAACCTTTTGAATCCAAGGATAATTCATCATTGAAGCATAACTTGGTGTCTTAACATCTGGCATTTCGTATAAATATCGAACAATAACATTTGTGCCAGTTGCTAATGCAGTGCCCAGAGTTATAGTAGTAGTATACACAGCAGGATTGTTAACAAAAGCGCCTCCTGTGTAGTAATTGATAGTAGTAGGATTAGTGGGCAAAGCCCAGGGATCGTTGGCCTGAAAAGTTTCCGTTGCCAGGTATATCCCAATTATGTGTTTAACAAAGCCCCCGCCCCGTTCAGCTCCCAAAGTGATACTATTATTAACAATCATATCTTCTATTAAGAAATTACCCATCTGCACTATCAAGGAATTGTTGCCCGCGTAAAAACGAAGAAGGCCAAAACTTTGTGTCCAGTCTGCTACACAGTAGAAGGGTTTTGTAAAGTCGGTTGTTGTGGGCAAGGTCCAAGTGCCCAAAGGTGTAATAGTAGAAAGTCGACGTTGGCGCACAATCTTCGAACCTACGACTATACCCGCAATCTCTAAAGGCCAATTTCCCGCCGAGCCCGAAATGCGAGTCTTTAACCAAGTACCTTTACCATTCAATTCAAGAGGAACCTCGTGGGCTATTTGATCCACTCCGGTACCCACAGCAACGGGAACATTGGACACACCCGGACGTGCTTCATCAAAGTAAGTTGAGTATTTAAACTGCGCCCCTTGGATTGTTGGTGAGAACAAACGCCAACTCTTAAAAAACTCCGCAGCAATACCTTGACTGTATTGAGTAGAAATAGGAGAATCGCCAGACCACATAAAGTCAAGATAGGAGTTTCCTACATAATCCATACCCAAGTCCTTACCATCAAAGGCTTGGTCAGAGATAGCTACAAACCCATCGTCTGTTCCTATTGCCACAACTCGCTGATAGGATTCAGTTACATAAGGGCAAGCTGCTTGACAGACAGGCACAGTGAATTGAGTCCAGCGTTTTAAGGCTCGACAATAAACTAAAATAGTGTCAATGTTATTACTTAAACGGCCAACAAAAAACCAAACTTCATTTCTTCCTAAATGAGGAACAACGATTAGCTTTTCAAAAGAGTTAAAGAATAGATGGTCAGTATGTGCAGGGTCGAAGTAATTTCCAATCCCTAAAACCTCCAGACGTTGTGTATTGAAATTACCAATTCCTTCTCGTCCCGTATTCGTAATCTCGAATAAACCATCAGGTGCGCCATAGTAAGCACTCTCCCCGTAGCCACAAGCACCAAAGTTCGATGGAGTACCAAAGACAGAGGAATAAGCTTTTGTGTAAGTCCACCCATAGTAAATGGACCCATCTAAATTTGCAACTTTTGTCTGTGTAATATAACCTACGGAGCGGTCTTTAACAACCCAGAGTTTATCAAAAGCCTCTATTAAACAGCGGACGGGATTGTCATCTCCTGTAGGGAACTGCGTAGAGGAACCATTTAGAAAGTCATAAGGAACCTGTAAATTTGATTTATAAACCATTGGCCCTACAGCAACCCAAGCACTATCCTTCCAAATAATAACCATCTCAGGATTTAGGCCACTATACCAACCTTCCAGTGGAGGTATGACCTCTTGACATACTGAACCATTATAATACCGCATTGAATCAAGACCATTGGCAAATAACAAATTGCCCCCGTAAGCATCAAAGACCGTCTTAGCCTCACTTGTCTGGGTATTCCAAATAGTTATAAATGTATCAAGTGCCTCATTCCAAATATAAATCCCTGTTCCCGCTGCACATACTGTTAGAAGAGCAGAAACATTCCAAGGGACTTGTTTCAACCCCGTAATAGGCGCATTTAAACTGGATGCGTTTAGTTTTTTAAAACCTGCTCGAAGGCGTAGGTTGCCGCCTTCTTGATATATAAAATTGAAACCATCACTAAACCCTTGAGGAGGAGTCATACGTGCAGACCCCTGCTTGCGAAGGAGTTCTTTAAAATTGCTTCTTGTTTCGAGGTTTAGTCTATACACTTAATTAGCCTTAACTTTTCTTATCTTTGAGTGGGAGCAGTAGGCCCAGTAGCGGGCATAGCATCCATTTTAGTTTCAGTATTTAACGGATTGAAACAAGCAATGTCAAGGATTTCCTTGAAGTTCTGTTCTGCCGCAGCTAAGGAAGTTACTAAGCCAGTGTAATTTTGAATGTTCTCCCCATCCTCAGCAAGGGCAAAGAAAGCAGCCCTCTGTGCAATAAGAGGATGAATCACAGGATGAATTCTTACATCCACCTCTGCGGTTCCAGTTAACTCTATTGGAAACACAATGCCCTCAGGAATAATTGTTCCACTAACAGTAGGGGTAGGAATTAAATAAACCCGCCCGCCAAGAACTCTAACAGTAGGTTTTATTGTAAGGCTATCATCCTCAAAGAACAAGTCCGACCCACTAAAACTTTCTGCGCCTTTAAACCTTGGGGATTTCCATATCAATGTGGGTATCACTGCGCCAGTTTCCTTCCACCAAAGAGCCCAGGGAGTTAAGAACTCTGGTGGTAAGTCAATGTAGGTTGTTGTATTGGCTACCACATTAATAGGTGTAAAAGCCTCAGCAAATGCCCCCCAGTCGTGACGCTCAACCAACAACATATAATAACGATAGGCGGAGTTAATGTGCTTGGTCAGATTAGTGATAGACCAAAAATCCCCTTGCGAAGTATCGTACTCGTGCAGGTACACACGAGTAAGTGCAATCAAGTCAGTCAGAGTCATTGCTGCCATATGTGAGGGCATTTAGTTTGATCCTTCTTTTTTAATAAACAACCATCACAACGCCAGTGGAGGTCTTATAAAATTCACCAGCGGTTAAACCTCCAGCCAAGGCGGCTGCATTATTTGCGTAGGTAGACAAAGTGAGAGCGGGCGCACGAGTATCCAACTCCGCCAACTTTGCATCAACCCTATCCAACCCAGTGTGGAAGGAAGCTAATTCGGTTGCTCCACGTGCGGTTAAGATAGGTTTATACAAATACCCATTCGCTGTAAGATCGCCCATTCTTAAAGCCCCTCCGCCTCTTTAGTAAGACGCATCGTCAACAATCTCTCGCATTTGAGTACGATTAGCGGACATAACATCAAACATGGCTTCCATGTCGGAGAGAGCTGACTCGGCTGCATCGACGGGTTGTTTACTATCCGCCAAGGCAAACACTGCCGATTTTAACACGATTAAAGGATGATAAACCAAAGGCAAGACAGTAGAAACAATATCTGTTGCGTCCACTAACAAAGTGGGAAATACCGTCCCTTCAAAAATCAATCCCCCTGGAATATCTACAACCGGGGCAGGTAATAAACGCAAGGTGCGTCCCTGAAACTGTGCAATGGGCATCCAATCCCCGACGATAGCTGGTGTGTCAGTGGAAAACCAACCACCTTCAAACCAACTTGTCATCCAGCCGCCAATGCCTACTGGGACAACTCCGAATTTAGGTTCATAACGGTAAAGATAATACTCAGCCCCTTCATAGTTGATAATAACTGCTGTTACATTAACCAGACTATCTGGTATGGCGTAGGTAGCAACAGCCTCTTCCAAGTCTATTGCAGCCAAACGAGAGACAAGGTCGGTTTCTTTATGAGCACCCAAGCGCATGAGGTAGTAAGTATACGCAAGGTTGATATACCAACGAGCCTCATCCGGGTTTATTTGTGTAGAGGCCCCATACCGACGAAGTTGCAGTCTCATGTCTTTTATTAAAGAAGCGAGAGTGCTCATTACTTCTTTCCTTGCTTTAAGGCACCTTGCACTTGACTATGGAAATTAGAAGTGGGACTATTTCCTTCAGTTCCTTGTCCCGGGGTCCATCCAGTTTTACGCATTGTTCCATAGACATAAGCATCGGCGTGTTTACCAGTTAAACCTTTTTTACGTGCCTCAGCTTTTAAGTCCAATTCCATTTGTTTAGGCATTGTAAGAGTTTCCTTTCCACTCAACTTTAAATTGTAGAGTCTAAATTGTCCATTTGCTGGACAATATCAACTCCTTTTGGCGCACGTTTTGGTTTCACCTCTTTGCTCAAGGACTCACCCACATTACCTGAGGCATCATACTCGACCTTCCCCGCCAGCACGTCCTCAACCCACTGCAAGTCTGCCTTCCACTTTAAAATTCGTGGGTCTTTTAGCAACTGCATCACTGAGAAACTTTGTTTCCCATCTGGAGAAGTACCTTCTTGAATAAGATTGTCGATAGAAAGAAGTCGATGATTCAACAAGCGACTCCAATTCTCCAATCCCCTCTTTGCCACTTCCTCCACTTTGTCATCAGGCGTTAGAGGAACTAAACCAAACCAAGTTGTTCCCCCCGGAGGAATACCGGCCATTTCTCCTCTGGCTTCAATAAGGAACTCGCCCATCCCCTGATCGACTTCAATTACCTTACCAGCAGGAATGTAGTATTCCTTCCCACCTAACTCTCGAGTCACGTGTTCCTTTGTTGGATTAAACACATACATGGTGGCCATAGTCAATGAATCTCCTTTCAACATGAGCAGAGTGCCAGTCTGCCTTTATTTGTTTTACTCGACTTTCACTACTCAGGGCTCGTTTACTTTCAATTTCACCTTTGCCAATGTTATCCACAAAATCAAGCCAGTCTTTCAAACGCCCCCAGCGATGGACGTCAATCTTTTTCAAGTAGTTAATAACGTCCATATCAAAGGGTCTGTAAAGACCGGTTTGAGTTTGCACTCGCTTTACACAAATTGAGGTCGGGCGTAACTCCACCACATTGCCAAGACCAATCACAGGGAAAACCTCCTTAGCTTCAAGCCGAGGTATCCCCTCCAAGTTGCATTCACTCTCCTTTAAGAAGAGGCGAACTTCCCATAGACCCAAAGCACCATTGAAATCAACAAAGAGCCTTGGGTCCAGGGAGTGCATCTCTTGGGCCAAATAAGCTGGTATGCTCACCCGGGACTCCTCTTTCTACCAACTTAAAGTTATTAGTAATAAGTGGGCTCGTTCAAACCTTCAATTACGATACCCGCCTGGTTGGGTTGTTTGCTACCAAGATTGGCGTACTGTTTATAGTAGAAATACGCCACATCGTAGCCGGTTAAGGGTTTGAGAGTGCCACCCGTAGTATCCAGTTGAAGAGGAAGAACCTCAAACTTCTGAATGTTGGAGAAGTTAGGCTGATACACAGCACCCTTGGGACACCGTGCGGAGACAAACCAAGGTTTGCCATCCCACTCCAGGATGGAATAACCAGCATCAAACTTGGCGTCCATAAAACGCCGCTGCGGCTGGACCAAGGACAAATACTTGCGCCGCTGGCCGAAGTTGCTCAGAAGTAGCGGATTCTTGCAACCCATTACTTGCAAGCGGTCACTGGCCCTGCGGAGAATATCAGCGGTCAAGTCCACAGAACCAGCGGCGATAACCAATCCCCTCCACAGTTTGTAATAAGTGGAAGAAGCCCGGTAGAGACCCTCGAATAGGTCCACCTTGGAACCATCGTCGATGATCCCTCGGATACCCATCATTTCCTTGCCGTCGGCAGGGGCATTGATCTTCATGCCTTGCTTGACATAATAGTCAAGAGTGGTGCCCGTAACAGAAGTCGAGAAAGTTACGGTCATAGCGAAGGGATCAATGTCGCTAACCAACAAACCACTCGCCGTCAAGGTACCAGCAGCAGCATACTGGTCATAGTAGGCCCCCGGCATGAAGTTCAGCGGGTTGTCCACCGTCTGAGTGGCGGAGGTAACAGTTCCAGAAACAGTGCCAACCTTCCCATCACCAATCCCATAGAACTGCCGGTCCAAATCCTGCCTTGCCGCCGCCAAAGCATCAGTGAAAGCATCGTCCATAATGTTAGCAAACGACCCTGGTTCACCCTTAGCCATCGCTGCGGCCAAGCCGGTTAACTGACCAGTCCAAGTAAACACCTTGGGCAGAATATAAGCCTGTTTAATCAAAGGTGCGCCACTCTGACGAAGAGCCTCTTTCTCATTCTGAGACCCACCACCCTGATTCCGGGCAAAACGCCCAGCGAAGTAATAACCTTCGCCTGCCGGTTTATCACCTGCCACACTGATCTTGTCATAGAGGAAGCTTTCTTCCACAATGTGGTTGGTGATAAAGTTCTTGTCGTAGACTTTCTTGATGATTCCACCAAGAGATGCATAATCGATGGCCATTTCTTTCTAATCCTCCGTAGAAAATGATGATATTGCTGCCGTTAAAGCCGCCTTACGATCAGCGGCAGTAGGCACTGCTGGAAGTTGTGGATTTCCCCCACCACCTGGTTTCGGTTGAGGCGGGAGGGTGGTTGGTTGTTTAGGTGCCATGTCTTGCTTGATTGAGGATACTAAATCCCCCACGACACTGTCAATAACACTTCGAGTAATTGCATAGCCTTGTGAGTGTAAGTTGCGAAGAGATTGAAGAGCAACCCGACTCACCATGTTTGTCAAGGTGCCCCCTTTAGGAAGCTGGGCATTTTCCAAGGAAGTATCAATATAAGCATTAAGTGCAGTTTCAGTTTCTCTTAATTGTTGCGCTTCTTTCTCCACAGCAGTGGCTCGGGTTGTTTGATCAAACTGAGTCTTAATCCCCCCTACATTCTCGTGCAATTCCTTCATGGCACGGAACATTGCTTGCACAGCAGGATGAAGATTCGCCAACTCCTTCTCGTCGATATTGAACAAATCACCCGGTTTCCCCCCGGGAGTAAACACACCAGCGGGAGATGCATCTTGCTGTTGTCTTAAAACCTGCTGTAAAGCTGCCGTTGTCCGCTGCAATTCACCCCGCATATAATCAGCTTGTTCCCGCCACATTGCAGCAGAATCTGGAGCAGTGGAAGGAGTTGGAGCAGCGGGAGGAGTTGGAGCGGTAGGCGCACCTTCGGTGGGCGCACTGGCAGGCGTTCCTCCCTCAGTAGGAGAAGAAGGCACCCCGCCAGCGGGTGCGTCACCTGACGGGGCACCGCCACCCCCTCCGCCTTCCTCACTATCGGAGAGAATACTTGAATTTGTCTTAAACCACTTTTGCCAAGGTTCTTGATTCATTAAAGTAAACCAACACATTTGTCTTGTCTCCTTTGTTTTTACTTTTTTATGTATTCAACCCGGGACCACTCATTCCCCTCGCCCAATCCGGTCGAGGAGGATTCGCTGCTATGTTTTGAAGCCAACCAGCATGCTGTCGGGCCATTTTGTCGGCTTTGTTTAGCATCAATAACTTGACAACATCTCCGGCAAGTTCACCAACTCCAGCACCCACAGCGGCCCCACCGGCCATACCACCAATCGTACCACCAAGTCCGCCGTCTTTCTTACCGTAAGACCCAAGAGCCTCAAGGACTTGTCCAAGGAAACTTTGTTGAGTGTCTCTACCTTGACTAATCCCCTCAGACAAGTTCCCAATGTCAAGACCTGGAATAGACGCACCAAAACCACCAGCTGCTAACATTGAAGGGTCCATATAACTCCGTCCTCCTTTCTCAAAGGCGATTGATTCGCCTCGAGGTTCACTCTGTTGTGGAATAGTAGACGCCACCGATGCAATACGCCGTTCTAATTGAGGATTACTTGCAATCGTAACCCGCCCTTGTGTCAAGCCCAAAGCACTCGGCCAATCCTCCGACTGTCCTTCCTTCGGATTATAGACACTCATGTGGATGTGTGGGTTGTCAACTACATTGCCCACAGTTGACCATTGCTCGCCCTGTTTAACCACATCTCCAGGGTTTAACTTAGGCACACCTGACATATGGACGAACCGATATTCCTTGCCCGTTTCTGGGTCTTTAAAGTGCGCCCAATAGTCGTTATTCCTAAGATTTGTACCGCCTTTACCCCCATACAAGTAAACCATATCCCGAGGAGCAACAACAGGTGTCCCAGGCGCAGCGTGTATATCTCCCCCATTGTGTTGTCCATGTGCCCGACGAGCAGTAAAGCCATCACCCATTTTTCCTTCCACTGGAGGAAGGAAGTCACTCCACTTATCATCTCGCTGTGGCAGGGAGAAGGGAAGTGCCTGTAAGATTTGATCAGTTAGTTGATTCATCTACCTAACTTTGTCCACCATCATTAGTATGGGAAGGTGCAGGTTTATCTGTCTTTGTTGCCCCGTCCAACCCTGCCTTATTTGCCTCCGCCGGAGGTGGTTTCAATGCCTGTTCTCCTACAGCCTTCAACAATGCTTCCTGCACTCTTTGCTGCATGGCCTGTTTTTCCATTGCAGCCGCAGCCATCATGTGCTGTTGAATATGCTGAATCATAAAGGTTATACTATTTGGGTGCGCCTCTTTAAACCCCGGTTGTTTAACTTCCATTGTGTGAATTTGAATATGAATTTGGTGGTTGTCAAAAGGCAAAAAGTCAACAGTCTGAAACAGCATCAAGGAGATAGCACTATTCTCCAACTCTGCTTTTCTAATATCCGTCTCCATCGAAGTTTGAATCTCGCCCATTCCAAGTTTACCTGCAATGGCTTTAGTAACCATCGGATCGTCAGGAGGCCCGAACAATCCCATCTTGAACCCGGCTAACAACTGTTGCTGCTGCGCCGCTTGTAATTTAGGAATAGTCGAACCAGCCTCAATTCTTAAAGAGACAGGTACTTGATCCCCGAAGAAGTTCTCAATAAACGGTCGACCAAACTCATTTTCATAAACTATCAAGCGAGCGGTGTTTTCTTGCTGGGCATATTTCTTGTAAATCAACAATTTAAGCCGCTCGGACTTTGCAATTTGTTTTTCCCATAAGGTAATAGTGGGAGACCGCCGACTACTCACAATCTCAGTCATTAATTGAAGGGCCTGAACACCACGAGCACCACGAGGTTGGTGCGCCCGCAGCACGTCAACATCACCTGCAATCAAACCCATGTCTTTTTCAATTTGTTCAATTTCCTGCCAAAGCGACACAGGCACATTTGACGCCTCGACCTTCTCGGGTTTACCAAAGGCGTTGCCTGTGTAACGAATTACAAGACCTGCATCCCCCGAAATGTAGGACTGAGGCACTTTGGCTTGTGAGGGTACAGTCCATTGAGGTCCGCCCATCTTCCTCCGAATGATAGCAAGTTGAGCGTGGATTTGATTTAGTCTTCGTTGGAGAGGAACCAAATCATCAGCAGGGCAACAGCCGAAAAAACGACCCAAGGAAGGAATGTATTTAAAGACAGTGAAAGGGTTCCATACATTTCTTTGACCTATAGAAATAAAGTAAGGTGAGTCACTTTTGTAGAGGAGTTTCCCATTGGCCACTACATAGTAACGGCCTTGTGGAAAGGTATCATTGGGTTGTAAGTAAACCTCTTTAAGAATTGAGTAATCGCCCTTGGGAATGGTCATCCCACCTATAAGTGCGCCCAATCGAGGAATAGCCTGCCTCAAAGTCCAAAGTGTGTAAAGTGGGCCTTGTGGCACTTCCCCAGATAAGTCCTTAGCGTTCTGCGGGAAAAACCCTTCACTTTCCTGCGAATACATTTCCTGCACCCACACCAAAGGCTGAATAGTCCACTTTCCAATCCAAGGTGTGTTATGCTCGAAGAAAAGTTCGTTGGCGGAGGAAGGCATACCAAGGTTAAAAGGCCCGTAAACAGTGGAGGTTACATCCCCTAAATGAGAAGACCAAGCATTTTCCTTAACTCCTGTTCCTGTGAGGGACAACCAAAGAGCAAGAAAAATCTGCATCATGTTCTCGTCCAGGTCGTCCCACATTTTATATCGTAACTTCTCCGCTAACTTTGCCCTAAGAGTCGCATCCGGTGTGTTGGCATCGGGCAAGACAGTAGCAGCAGGTTCTGTTCTCGTTAAATCTGCTACTACTTGCATTATTGAAGGAGAGAAGCGATTGGTCATTTGCCTTGGACCTTGACCAGTGGGCAAAGTAATAGACTGCAACTGAGACGAGGCTTGGTTAAACCAAATTGTCTGATTGCCAGCGAAGAAGTGGATATTCTCCGCCCAGACGTGTTGAAGTTGGACCTTCGTATCAAAGTCCTCTTTATACTTCTCTTCAACCCAATTAGCAATATTTCGATTTACTTCCTCTTCATCATTGCCAATTTCGGGGTCGTAGTCTGTTGGTTTTTGACCAAAGTCCGCCATTTGTTATTAACCTATTCCTCTTCTTCGCTTCGTTTAACAATCGCCGGTGCCATTGACTGAGCGGAACCACCTGTGCCAAGTTGCTCAAGTGCAATCCGCTCGGCTTCTTCTTCCTGCCTGCGCTTTTCAAACTCAAGTCCAACATTGGGATTTGGAAGATTTTCTCCACCCTCCACACCACCACTTAAACCAATTCCCAACACACCTTCAAGGCGGCCAAGTTTCAAAAGTAACTCTCGCTCGAACTTGTGCTGGTCACTTTTTACTAAATCCAATTCTCGCTTGGTTTCTCGTAAACGCCTACGAAGATTGGAAATGGCCGCCTCTAAAGTGAGTAGGCGTTCGGTAGTTTTGGCCTTTTCTTTGTCCTTTGACTTAAACCACACCACCGGCCTCCGCCAAGTAAACGATGGTAGCTGCGCCGCTATCACCCTCAGTTGAGTAGAAAGCAATGCTGTTTATTTTAGGGTTCCAAGTATACTTGCCAGTGGTGGGGGTAGTCCCAGGCATCAAGGGAGTCATCAAGGCCCCACCAGAGGTTACAAACACATTCAACACGGCAACGGCAGGAGGGTCCAGAGTGTGTACTGAACTTGCCGCAGCAGAGACCTTCTGGAGCAACTGCATGTGCCGTGCCATCCGACCACCTACTAAATCTCTATCGCCCATTTTTGTTTCTCCTCTTTCTTAGTTTTGTTTATAAGGAAGGCATTTCCTGAGAAGCGGAAGGACCATAAAAAATCCCCTCCTCAAGAGCCTTATCCTCCATTGTTGGGTTCATCTTCATTCCCCTCACACTTGGCAAGGGCGCACTTGCATTTATCATCTGTGTCCAACTTGGAATCTTCTCCGCCTGTTCTAAATTAAAAACAGGTGTGGGTGGACCCGAGGTAATAATGTATCTTAAAGTATCCATTGGGTCTTTGTAGTTCTCTCGCACCCTTCCAAATTCATCATATGAATAGCGTTGAAAGGAAGTGATTAACATTTCTGCGCCTTCCAAGTCAACTAACAACCGAGGCGAGCCGTCGTCCTTCCTCAAAAAATCACGAATAATCTTGTGCCCAAACTCAATAGCTCCGGGGTTTGAGAAACTTAATTCCACCGGCTCGTCGTTTTCACTAAGCATTTGTTCCCAGGTTTGCCCGGACTTGTTTTTCTTAACACCGTACTTGGCATCTAAAACAATTTTATCTGGCTGGTCATATTGCATCAACTGTCTAATGGACCGAATCTGTTCCAAAGTACCATCCACCGACTTGGAATCTAAATTGAAAGTTCTAAGAGCAAGTGCGTACGTTAAACCTCCCTTCTCCTTCAATGCCACAATCGAAAATACGGAGGGTCTTGCATCATGAGGGTCAAGACCTTCACGTGGAGTCCATCCAGTTCTCCAGAGTGTAGCGGGGTTTGGGCAAGTAGTTCCATGATCGGATATAGTAAATTCGCCGAACACCACACCACCGGCTTCGCT